TCCCAAGCTCATCGCTCATATGGACTTGCGCCGGAAAGACGAGGAACCTCCTGCCCAGGATGCCCTGTCAGGCATGGCGTTCGCGCTCCGCCACTCCCCAGAGGCTCTGGACATATTCCATGGGGTTTGTTCGCGCATGGGGTGGGAGGTTCCAGTCGCGGAACCCCACGAGTGGGACTGAGCAGGCCCGCGCGCGGTTAAGTCCCCCGCGCCTGCGCAACAGGGGCACCAATTGTTAGGAAGGTCCAGTTTTAGGACCTAATAGTTGGCGGAAGGCACTCGAGAGTGCCAAAGCGATTCGGTCGGCACCCGTAGTGCCAAACTCGACACGGCTTGCCATGCTCAACGCTCGGCAAACCAAAGCCTTGGAGAAGGCCCCCAATCCCAAAGCCCGCGCTGCTATGAAGGAGAATTTCCTGAGGCAGAAACGGGCTGCTACGGGGGTACCTTCGCCTGCTCCTTCCACTGGTCGCAAGCCAGCCCCGAAGGCGCAGCCCAAACCCCCCCGCCGCCAGAAGCGTGGTGGAGGCAATTCTCAGCCATTCTCCTTAGACCCTTTGCATCCGGTACCTTTTCCCACTTCTGTCTCGGCAGGTAAGGCTCTTCCCATCACCTCTTTGGTGGAGAAGGACTTCACAGTCCACACCCGGCCTCGCCTTTTAGTAGTTAGCAACCTGGGCAATTGTGGCTCCGTCGCCGCCATCATGGATATCAATCCTACCAGCAATGACGGAGTGCTTGAGACCATGGAGATCCTCACGTTTCCCACTTTGCAGAACGCAGATTCGGCCGGTGGTCCCACCGCGGGCCGCGCCATGAAGTTTTCAGTGGCTGTTGCAAACGTGACCCCCTCCCTCACGCGAGGGGGGCGGGTTACATACCTTAACAGTTCGCAGAGAATTCCTGGTCCTGCAGGCACTCCTTCTACTTGGACCAACCTCAACCAACTCACCGATGCCATTCGGACCTATCCAAATCGCCGTCGCATCAACGGCGACGTGCTGGGAGTGGCGAAGCAACTCGTGGGTTTCGTTTGCGACCATCCCTCATACACGGGGTATGGCCCGTGGCGGGGCACCTTGACAGACGGTGAATTCGCTGCGCACGTCTTTGGCGCTTCGGCTGGCAATCCTATCTCAGACATCGCCATACAACA